CCCCAGCGCAGTCGCAACTCCGGTACCAAAACTCGTAATGCCAGTACCGCCATTGGCTACAGGCAAGGTACCAGACACATGGGTCGTTAAACCAATCTTGCCGTAACTCGGTGCGACACCCACACCACCTGAGATTAATGCGTTGCCCGTGGCTACATCAGCTAACTTAGATAAGGCCGTAGTTGTGGACGCGAACAGTAAGTCGCCAACAGCATAGGAAGATTGCCCTGTGCCACCTGACGTAGCTACGAGCGTCGCCGATAAACCAGCGGCTGTTCCGGTGGTATTCTGGTTCAGTGTCGGCACATCCGCTGCTTGGATGGTGGACATCACTACGTTAGTGCCATTGCCGCGCAAATACTGGCCTGATGTAACCGCACCAGCAAAAGCGTTCATTGCCCCCTGCGCAGTAGTTGTGCCGGATCCGCCATTTGCAACAGGCAGCGTGCCAGACACGTGTGTAGTAAGGCCAATCTTGCCGTAGCTTGGGGCTACACCTACGCCACCTGAGATAAGCGCGTTACCTGTTGCTACGTCAGCTAACTTAGATAGCGCGGTGGTTGTAGACGCGAACAGTAAATCGCCAATAGCATAAGAGGATTGGCCTGTACCGCCTTGAGTAGCAGCAACTGTCCCAATCAACGCGTCAACAGATGTTGCACTATTAATGGTCGAATACCACTGTGTAGTAGATGAGGCGTTAAACTCCAGTACCTCATTAACAGTCAGCGAAATAGCAGCATTTGCAGCCAACGCATCAATAGCGGCACCTGTGGCCGGGTAGACGTTAACCGGATTTGCGCCTTTATTTACGATTATTACTTTGCGCCCAGTAGTCGCCGTTGGTAGCGTAACGCCAGACGGGTTAGCTGCTGCGGTAGTAATTACGTTAAAGTCAGACGTTATTGCGCCTTGGCCTTGCGCATTAGTCCCCGCAGTAACCGTAGCCGACGTTGAAAAAGTAGGCGCGGAAAGCAATGGGGCAGTAGCAAATACTAATGCCCCTGTACCTGTCTCATCTGTAACAGCAGCCGCTAAATTTGCACTTGAAGGCGTACCTAACCAAGTAGCAACGCCTGTGCCCAAACTTGTAATGCCAGTACCCCCATTAGCAACGGGCAGAGTGCCGGACACATGCGTCGTCAAACCGATTTTGCCGTAAGCGGGGGCAACACCAACACCACCAGAGATGAGAGCATTGCCTGTTGCTACATCGGCTAACTTAGATAAGGCCGTTGTTGTACTTGCAAAGAGAATGTCGCCCACTGCGTAAGAAGCTTGCCCAGTACCGCCAGAAGTTGCGGGCAACGCCGTACCTAAAGCTAATGTTGAAGCGTAATCAAGCCCGAAATTTACGTTGGTGCCATCAGAGAAAACAATAGTTTCCCTACCCGCCGGAATAGTGGTGCCTGTGCCAGCAGCCGTTGTGTTACCAAGAACCGTAGAGCAAAAAATCGTCGCATCGTAGGCACTCGAATTGCGAATGATGTAAACCTTATCCGCTGGTGGAATATAAACATTGAAGTTAGCCGTAGTCGTCGTAGTCAAATTAATGACCATGTTTCTCGACTGGTCTGCTGCGCCGTTAGATGCGGTCAATGCCTGATTAGCGGACGTAATACTGACCGATACGTAACCAGCGATAGCGTCCTCAATGAGTGTGCCAAGATTTGTGTTGGTTGTTACCCCCCACGTACCCGACTGTTCGCCGGTAGCAATAAGCTCAATACGTAGATTAGGTGAATAAGTAGAAGGCATATCAATTCCTTACAGTATCGTGTCTAGCTTTTGCCAATTTGGGGTCTGACTGTCGTCAACACTTACCCACCCAGTGTTTGTGTTAGTGGTTATAGTGTTCCATCCCGAAGAAGTATTTGAATTTATCGCACCCCACATCGGGACGTTATTCGTGTTTATATAATCCCAGTTTACGGTCTGGTTATCATCTATCAATTCCCATAACAACCTTCGAGTAACTTCGTCGGTTGCGTTTGCGATCTCTACCAAAGCTGCGGCAAAAATCGCCGACGCATTTACTACGTCCCTTGCTGATGTTGCTTCAGAAACTTGCGTTGCAAAAGTTTGTCTTGCAGCTACTACGCTACTAACTGAAGCTGTGTCCGTTACTGTCGTTACAAAAATCTGTTGCGCTACTTGAGTATCTATCCCTGAAACAGTTTCTGCAATATCCGCGTAGTAAGCAAAAACGGATTCAAGCCCGTCAACACCGGAACCCGCTTCTTGTATCTGCGCATTAAACCGCTGCGCTGCTAAAATATTATCTACACCACTGCTTGCTTCAGAAATGTTTGTTGCAAAAGTCTGTCTTGCTATGTTTGCATCGATGGCACTTGCTGCCTCTGCGATAGTAGTTCTAAATGTCTGTAACGCGGTATTTGCGTCAACTCCAGAAGCGGCCTCGTTTACTGTGGAGCGGAATGTTTGTCTTGCTGTAACAGTGTCCACGCCAGACGCAGTTTCACCAACACGCCCAGTAAACACACTGCCAGCAACAACACCCGAATCAAGAGCGGAAGCGGTCTCGGCTCCGTTGCGGTAGTAGACGGACATACCCCATCCAGCCTCTCCCCACGTTCCGGAACTCCATCCGCCCTCAGACATTATTACTCCACGAGTTCAAGTGCCGCTTCGTCAAACCATCTTTGCGCTACCGCACCGTCTAGATCAACCCACTCAATCAGATATTGGACGTTACCATCCTCATCCATACGCATTGCAGCTACAGGGCCTTGCGGGACTACAGCTTTGAGCCGTACGGTATCGTTTTTTTTAAAAGTAGCCATGTTTCACCTATTAAGTTGCAGTCAGGCTAAAAGTGTAAGTTACATTCAGTACGTCTCCAGACGCTACCGTACGGTCGCCCGGTGATTGAAAGTCCGATGCCGAAAACAGAATCCCTGTCGTGCCACTCTTAGTGCTATTGCTTATTAAAAACGCCCCACCTACGGTTGCAGTTGCGTTAATCGTAAACGATGCGGGGGATGCAGTATTGCTAATTACGGATGGGTTAGCCGTAGTTGCTGTACCAAATGTAGCCGCCGGACGCGTCGCGTTGCTATAAGGGACAATTTCGGTCCAACCAATATGTGATGCTGCGGTGTCAGAAGCGGCGGGGGTATTAGACGCACCAGCACCATATAGCCCAACGAACCATGTAGCTGTGTAAGTTGTACCAGTAAAGTACTTGGTGTTCATATCTTGCAAGCCGACATTGACTACAAGATTGGGCGTTTCCGCGACCCATTTAACTTCGCCATCTGGGGCAATGCATTCAATGCGGTACACACCTTTAGCGCCAGCCGTTTCATCCGTGTTTTTGGAAGTTGTGATAAGCGCCGAAATGAAGTCTGCGGAAGTTGAGTTGTCTGCAAACATATTAGTTCCTCAAGGTAATCTGATAAGAGCCGTTGTCGCCGTATTTGCTGGCATCGTGACGGTGTTGTTGGTTGAAGTAAACGTCTTGTCTGAACCAAAGTCCAACACAGCTACTGACTTATTACTACGCGTCACGTTGTAGATTAACGCGCCCCGCGCCACAAAATTAGCACCGGGCCAAGATACATTATTAAAGTCCACATATACCGTACCGGCATCAGGGCCTGTGGTTTGTGTACTGATTGTTGCACCCGTTACTGCCACACCCCCTGCCGCGTAGCCTGTACCGGTCACTTCATTAGATGTGGTGTACACCGTTGTCTCTGGGCCAATATCAGAAAACGCCGTATACAACGCCATCCGCAACGTATCGGTTGCCAAGTTCTGCCCCGCTTGGAGCATCTCTTGTTTGAAGCTGTTTGTCAGTCCTTGCTGAATCATGGGTTGACCTTTATGCTTGCCTGCCCAACTCGATATGCGTCGTTACGTTCTAATCCGGTACCAAGGCGGTTTAATTGAGCAAACGCTTCGTCATACTTAGCTTTGTAAACAGCCATCATATCTGTTTCGCCTTTTAAGAAGACATAAGCTTCGACCAGCGTACCGTACAAAAGCACTGGGGAATAATTATCGGCAAGCCATGTACGACCATCCGCTGCCACCGTAATTGATTCAGGATACGCGTTGTAATGCAGCTCTACGTCGTAGGCATCATCAGGCGTCGGACCAAGAATAAAACTCAACTCATCCGTAATAGTGCCAGTAACAACAGTTGGGCCAAACAGCGCATAGTACTTAGGCACACCTTGTGATGTAGAATTTGGGTAAGCCGCACGGATAAAGTTCACGTCTTTGTTTAGCAGATACTCGTAATTCTCAGTAGCAGTATTAGTATTTTCGATTACCGCCATCGAGAACACAGACAAAAAATCGGACGGACAAGACAGATATTTATTCCCAGCGGTCGTCACACCCGTGACGTTCTTACGAAGTGCAGGAATCTGCACCGAGTTGTAAACGCGCTCTTCAGCCTGCTGGATGAAGAAGTTAATCTGATTTGTTCCATCAGACGTAATAGTCCCTGTCCCTGCTACATCCGTCCACGTGTTTGTGGGGAAGTCGTTTTGCAGGTAGTTCTTAACCGCAGTGAACAGCTCGTTGTACGTCATGATTAACCCATGGGTCCTCTAGCTGTGACACCCTTAGTCGCAGCGCCAGTACCACGAATCTTGATGCCGGTAGTCTTAGGCTCTTTGTAGTTGCCCTTGCTGACAACGCCACCCGCGATGTTCATCTCGTTGGTGTACTCAGTGCCAGTCTGATTCTTGACCTCGGCCTTGTACGGGGATGGTTTAATCTTATCCATTATCGGCCTCTTCCCGAAGACTTCTGATTCATCGCACGAGCCATGTTACGGCCCATTTTACGCATAGCCTCGCCAGTCACGCCGCCTTTAGCCATGCCCTTCTTGTGCATCCGCTTCTCATGAGCCTTGACTTCCGCCTTGGCTACTTTCTTCATGTTGTCCATAGTCACTCCTACGAGATTGTTACATTACTTATTACACCGGCAGAAGTTAAAGCGTTTGGCGTTAACCCTACATCGTTACCACTTGCCCCACCTACCGGAGCCCAGCCCCACTGGAATATCCTACTACCGCCTTCTGGGAACCCGTCAGCATCAATCGAAGTCCCCGGTGTTTCAGTTAATTGCAGCCCGCTATAACCCGACTGTAAGTAGCTTATGTCCGGTCTTGGCTCTCGCACTGCTTGTGGGTCGTTAACCGGATACAAACCTAATGATAGCTGTGGCTGATCGGGTTCCCAACAATTCTTACAAACTTTGATCGACACCTGCTTGGTCTTGATCGTTAGCTTTTTCAGCTCTTTCAGCTTAAACCGAAACCCGCATCGATCACACTCTGAAATACTGTGTTTGCCACTAGCGTACTTACTGGGCATACATCACCTATAGAAAGTAGTACGCGGCACGAATCGATCCGGCGCTTTTTCTCTATCCTCCGCAGATGCAAAATCCCAAGCCTCGTCGTACTGTGATTTAAGTACGTTTAATCTGTCTAACGAAACATTATCTTTTTTCATCGCGATCATGTACGCCAATCCTGCCACCAAGCAGTTCTGGAAGCGAAACGGAATATCGACCACGTTGGTGCCGTCCCCGGCATCGTAGATACGCTTCAACCGCCAGTAATAGAATACATAGTACGGGTTCAAAGCCGTACCTTGATCTGGCGAAGGCCACACATTAATCTGCGGATAGGCTGGCGTAGCCCCCAGTAAGTCCGTGGTCTGCCCGGACTGGCGGTTTACCCACACCTGAATCGGACGCCCCTGTGTCAACTTGTTTGGGATAGTCGCGTAAGTAGAGACGCTTATGCGGCTGATGTTGATGTCGGTTTGGTTAGAAATATGTCCGGAATTAGTGCGAATAACATGTTCCAGAAGATCAACGGTATCATTAGGTAGATCATAGGTCACCTGCCCCTGCACAAGATTGATCGATCCCTGCTCAATAGTCCACAGGTTGATACCACGGTTTGCCCATTCACCGATCAGGAAGTTCAGCGACCGGCGTGCGGTACGAAAATCATAACCAGTACGCAACTCCAAGCCGCAACGCTCAAACGCCTCTTCGAATATCTCGTTGAGATCAGGGTTAAAGCTTGTTGTGCTGGTTGTAACGGCCATTATCTAAACCTCGCGGTCTTCTGGGCTATGCGTTTTGGTTGCGCGACGAACTGCTTGCCACTTTTCTTCCCTGCCCGCTTTGCCTTCGTCGTGGCGGCATACTCGGCTGGGCTTAGTGCCTTGATCGCCTTTTCCGGGAGATACCTCTCTCCGGTTTTGGACGACGGTTTTCCGCTCTTTGTCCGCCATTTCTGGTCTCCCCAGTTTTTAAGCGACTGTTGCGGGGCTTTCATATTAGTCTCTGTATCCGCCGCCAGCG